TACGGGCACGTCGTCTCGGATGCGCGCGATCTTCTCCTCAAACTCCTTGCGGCTTGCATCGGAGACCGCCTGAATCTGGAAGGTGTAGCGGCGTTGCGGCTTCGCCCTGCCGCTTCGGAACTGAGTTCCGCGATCGGAGAGGAACGGCTTTGCCCCGTCGACAAACTCAGGGAGATACGGGTAGGTCGGGCTCCTGACGTTGCCGTATTTGTCCTTGAAGCGGAACATGTTTCCCGCGTAGAGCTTGCGATACTGGGCGACTTGTGAGGACGTGATGGCCGTCCGGATCTCCCAATAGCGATGCGTGCCCGTGTACTCCGAGAGGAGCAGCGCATCCTCGCTCTTCGGCCCGACGAGTGTGACCGGGTTCTGAATTGCTCGGACGCTCTGACTGCTGAAGGCATCGTCGCTCGACCGGATCGTCAGGGTGAGGTTGCTCTCCCCTCCGGCGAGGCTCGCGAGGTGGTGAATGCCGCGGAGATACGCGAACTCGACGGATCGCGGCGATCCCATGTCGAAGCGAATATACGGCCCGGTCGCGGCCGACGCGGCTTTGTAGAGGAGCGAGCTCGACCCGACGAAGAGATTTTCCGCCGGGTAATCGGCGTCCTCAGTCCAGGGCGTCACACTCGCCGCATTCCATGCCAGATCCGGCCACAGCAAAGCAAAGTCGCTCATCTATCTCACCCCCAGCGGGCCGTTTCGCTTGTCCAACAGCTCCTTCAGCTCACGCTTGATCTCAGCGGCCACACCGCGCTGAGCGTAGCGCGCATCGATGTAGATGTCCCCGTAGCCGCCGCCGTTTGAAGAGGAGGCCGAGAGAACGCCCAATCTGCCGTCCGGTAGGCGCTCCAGCGGCATGATCGCTTCCGGCCCTCTCTCGGCCATAGATCCGATGTTGAAGAACGAGAGACCGCCTACGACACTGCCCTTGTCGAACGCGCCGCCCTTGGCAAACTGCATCACGCGCCCGGCGGAGAAGACGTTGCCGCGATAAGATTGCGTCACGTCGCCTCCGGCGCCCGCGCTATCGACGCGCTTTCGTGCCAGCTCATCGAACTTGCGGACGGTCTTATCGAGTTCGCGGTTCAGTTCTTTGAAGGTCTCGACGGCCGAGGTCGCCGTTTCGTCAAGCGCCCCGCCCGCCGCATCGGCCGCGGTCGCAAGGTCGCCTTCGAGCGCACCGGCAAGCGGGCCGACGATGTTGATCAGGCTCTGCATCTGGTCGACGCCGACGTTGTTCAGGTCGGTGAACTGGTCGATGCCGTGGTCGACGAGCTTCTGGAATACGGCTCCGATCTCCGGCCCGTATTTGTCGGTCATGTAGGCGACCATCGCGGCAGAGTCCTGGATGCCCGCCTGCCGGACCTCGTTGAATACCGTGCCGAGGGCCTTGATCTGATCGCGCGTAGTGCTCCCCGCCGTGTTTCCGAGCAGTTCTATTGCCGCATGGACATCCGCCGTCGCCCCCGCGATGTCGCCGCTCATCAGCTCTCGCGTGGTGTTCAGCATGGCGTTCATCTCCTCGACGGATATCGTCCCGTCGAGCGCCATGGCGATGATGTCTTCCTGGGCCTTCTCCGCCGAGCCGCTCATCTTCACGAGCATCTCGCTTGCGGTGAGCATGGCGACATTGAAGTTGTCCGCTTCGGCCAACGCATTGGCGAACATCGCCGCAAGCTGGCTGTCGCCCGGTGCGCCGCTTGAAGCCGCGAGGACGTTCCCGACGGCGTTATATTCGTCCGCGTGAGGGACGCCCGAGACCTGATTGAAGTTGTCGCTGCCGGGAGCAAGAGACCCGTAACCTCCGCCTACGAACTCGAACTCGGCGTAGCGCCCGCCCTTTCCGCGCTTGTTCGGGTCGGAGATGACCCCCATCTCGTAGAGGCGATCGCGGTGGGCATCGCGGATCAACTGCTCGCGGTCCTTACCGGACTTGATGCCGAGGTCCAGCCCGAGATAGTCCATGATGATCGCCAGTGGACCTGTCATCGTTCGGTGCGGCCCGGCGAGCATCGCCGCCTTGACGGCATCGTCCCCGCGCAAATCGCCGTCGAGCGCCATCTCGCCGTATTTCTTGTAGACGGGCGCCGTGATGGCCAGTCCGGCTAAGGCGATACCCAGAGGGCCGAGGAGCGCCAGGAGCCCGCTGCCCGCCGCTCCTGCTGCGCCCGCTGCTCCAGCTCCCGCCGATGCGCCTCCGGCAGTCCCTGCCGCTGCCGAGCCTCCGCCGACAAAGCTGCCGCCGATCACAGTCGGCGCCCCGGGCACCGCGCCGACGGCTCCCGATGAGGAAATGCCGTAGCCGCTCCCAAGGATGCCTCCGGAGCCGAAAAGCCCGCCGCCGCCGCTACCGCCGGTGATGAGCTGCGAGAGGATGTCGCCGAGTCCCCCGCTGCCGCTTTGCGAGAGCAAGTTTGAGACTGATTTCAGGGCGTCGCCCAGGTCGCCGCCGATCATGTCGATGAGCCGCTCGAAGACGCTGCTTAGATTGCCGATCTGAAAGGACGTCTCCCCGAGCGTCGAATTGAGCACGCCGACATCGCGGTTGAGCTTCTTCTTCTCCCCGCGAAGCTTGGCGGTCTTCTTCGCCGCCTCCTCCTCCCTCCTGCCGAGCTTATCGAGCACGCCGGAGAGATCTCCGGTCGCAAGCGTCGTCTCGCCGGTCTCTTTCTTGAACTCGCCGAGACTGCTCGATGTCGATTCGATTTCCTCTTTGAGGCTCGCGGCCGCGGCCTCCTGCCGTCCGAAGTTGTCCGTGGTCGCTTCTATCGGCCGACGAAGCCCATCCAGGGCGCGGCGCATGTCGCCGAATGCTTTCTGAGCGCGGCTCGAAAACCTCCCGGCGACCTTCTCGATGCGCTCGAAGGCACGGACCACCAGATCGAACATCCGGGCAAAGAGTCGGCTCAGGTCGTTTACGAGCGCCTTGCCCGACTCGAAGAGGTATTTGAGAAACTCGGCGACGCCGTTTGCGACAACCGAGAAGAGCTTGACGACGATGCCGCCGAAGGTCTTGAAGACCGCCGTCAGCTCTTCGAGGCTTGTGCCCCAGAAGAAAAGCAGCATGTTCGCCGACGCCTTGAAAACATCGGTTAATCGCTGAGCAACTTCTTTCGCGACCTCCCAGGCATGCGCCAGGCCGGAAGCGATATCGTCTCGGAAGTGCCAGATTGCGGCGACGGCGGCGCCGAGAGCGAGTGCAATGGCTCCGATGCCGGTAGAGGAGGCGAGCAGCGCCGCGGCGGTCTTTGCCGTGGCGAAGACTTTGATCATGGCCGCAACGCCGGTCACCATCTGGCCGACGAGGATCAGCGCGGGGCCGAGCACGGCGACGACCGCACCGAGCTTGACTACGGCGGACTGCACTTCCGGGCTCAAGGAGGCGAACCAGTCGGCAAGCTCTCCGATTGCCGTGACGGCACGCTCGACGTGCGGCATCAGCACCTCGCCGATAACGACCGCGGCGGCGGAAAGCCGGTTCATGGCGACTTGGATCTGCGAAGCAAGCGTCTCGTATCTGAGTTCCGCTTCCTTCGTCAGCGCTGTGTTTTCCTCCCACGCCTCCGTCCCCATCGCCACGGCGTCGCGGGTGAGCTTTCCGGCATTGGCCAGACGAAGCAGCGAATCGGAGACGCGGATGGCACTCAGGTCGACGGCATCGAGCGCGACGATTGCCGAGCCGCCTTGCTCCTCGATGCGCGCCAAACCTTCGATGAATTGGAGCAGCGCCCCAGCGGCGTCCTCCTCGAACGTCCGCTTGAACTCGGCCGTCGAGACGCCTGCGATCTTCGCGAACTCATCGAGCTTATCGCTGCCGAGTGCCACGGCCGTGGCGATGTCCCTCATCACTCTGGAAAAGGCCGAGCCTCCAGCCTCGGCCTGAATCCCGACGGATGAGAGTGCGGTCGCAAACGAGAGTATCTGTGCTTCGCTGAGCCCGATGACTTTTCCGGCCCCGGCCAGACGCAGGCCCATCTCGACGATTTCGGCTTCCGTCGTCGCGAAATTGTTTCCGAGTTCGACCACGGTCGAACCGAGGCGATCGAATTGCTCCTGGGGCATCTGCGTGATGTTCGCCAGTCGCGCCAGTGCCGTCGCCGCCTCATCGGCGGAGAGGTTCGTGGTGTTGCCCAGGTCGATCATGACCCGGGAGAAACTGAGGATGTGCTTCGTCTGGATGCCGAGCTGTCCCGCGGCCTCGGCGACGGCCGAGATGCGCGTCGTGCTCGCCGGGATCTCCTTGGACATCTTGACGATGCCCGTACGGAGGGCGGCAAATTCCGCTTCCGTGGCGTCGACGGTCTTCCTGACGCCGGTAAACGCGGTCTCGAAGTCGATCGCCGTCTTGACCGAGAGGGCGCCGATTCCGGCAAGGGGCAGGCTCAGCGTGTTGAGCTGGCGACCGGCGGCCTGGATTGATCTCCCGGTGCGGTTAAGGTCGCGGGCGACCTGGCCCATGGCTTTCTGGAAGCCGTCGACTCGCCCGATGAGGCTGACTATGAGTTCAGCGTTTGCCACCTAGCCCCGACGTTCTAAATGGCGCTCGACGCGTTTCTTCCCGCGGGCGCCGATCTCTCCCTTACGGCCCGGGAAGATCTCGCGCAGCTTCGCCTTGATCTTCGCGAGCCCCAGACGGCGATCCAGGCCGTCCGACATGGGCGGCAGCGGACCGATGAGGTCCTCGGCCCGATACCGCCTGCCCTTCGGCGAATGGCAGTTGATGAGCGTGGCGTGCAGCGAGGCGATGTCGCTTCGCCGGTAGTAGCGGAGGAGCTCGTGCCTGTCCTGGAGCTTGTAGAACTGGCCGAAGGTCAGCGACCAGAATTGCTCCGAGCTCAGGCCGAGGTCATACACGCCGATACTCCACAGGTTCAGCCAGTCGACTTTGTCGGCTTTTTGGCCCGACGCTGCGCCCGATTGCCCGTTTTTTTTTGCGGAGCGGTTGCAGCCTGACGGCCTTCCAACGCCTCCCTCTGCTCATCGGTGAGCACGCGGCGGAGCGACTCGTCGATGCAGGCGCGAACTTGCGTCAGACCGACGAGGCTCACGATGTCCTCGGCCTGCTTGATCGTAAGAAGCTCTCCGTTCGCCTCGGCGTCGCTGATGAGCCCCGCCCAGACGATGAGGGACAACCGCTTTATGGTTCTAGCGTTCCAATCGAAGTCGGAGAGCACCGAATAGTCCGGGTTCCCCGTCGCCCCGACCATGTGGTCTTCGAGCGCGCGAAACGCCGCGAGGTTCAGGCAGAAGCTCCTGACCCTATCGCGACAGACGATATCAATCTCCGGGAATGCATGTTTTGCGTTTGCCATAGTGCGCCTATCCTATGCGTTCTACGTTACTAAGCCGGTGTCGAATCCCAGGTGTATCCTCCCGACGGCAGCACCTGCACGCTCATCGTCGCGTGGCTGTCGCGCTCGTGTCCGATGTCCGTGTCGGTGATGATCGCCTCGAAGGTGACGTTCGTATCCTCCTCGTCGGTGAACGTGATGCGGTAGTTGTGCTTGCCGCCGGATTCGACGCGATCCTGGAAGAGCTCCTTCTGATCGGCGTCGTCGGCGACGAAATTCAGGTTGAGGCTGAAGGCTTTGCCCTCCTTGATTCCGAGTCCGATGTGCTCGACCCAGCCGTCAGGCGAAGTCATGTGCGTTACTTCGGAGGTTCGGTGCGTGGTGCCGAAGCCGGTCACGCCGGTCACCTCGGCGATAGCAGTGAACGTCTCGGACGATTGACCGTCGCCGATCTCGAAGAGGACTCCGTAACCGGAATTGGCGCGTGATTTGGGCATGACTGTCCCTCGATGCTGTTACGCGCTCTCGGGGCTCGCGCGCCTATACCAAACCCCGAAACGCAAAATCTGTTTGTAGTCGCTCACCTCGGGCTCGAAGCCATCAAGCTGTTCGGTGATGTAAATGCCACGGAGTTTAACACTCAAATGCGTACCGCGGTAGCCTTGAAGTGCGAGCCGCACGGCTTCCGCGAGAGCCGCGGCTTCGCTCGCTTTCTGCGACCAGCAGTCGACCTGGATGTCGGCGCGAAAGAGCGAGGCGGCGCCGTCGATCGTATCCCGCGGCTTGTCGATGAGGACATCGAGCACGAGCGCCGGGAAGACCGGGTTTTGCGGGAGCACCGAACGGTAAACCCTGTTGCCGACGATTGCCGAAACTGTGCTTTCGTTCACAAGGCGATCGCGAATGGCTGCAGCGACGGAGCGGAAACTCATAGCAGATCCGGCCTCGTCGATTTCGGCATCCGCTTCCAGCGCTTGACGAGCTCCTCCTTGGCGCGCCCGGTCATCTCACGCGCGATGCCGTCGGCCTCGCGATGAAACGCGGCGAGCGTAAATCCGAGCCCCGCGACCCGGCGCCCGGTGTCGCGCTTTGTCGGGCCGACGACGCGGTGCCCGTACTCGATCATGTGCCAGTAATAGGCCCCGTCGGTGTCGTCCCGCTTCCTGCCGGTATTTACGCCGACGCCCGAGAGCCAGAACATCGGCTGGTATTTCCGGCGGCTGGTCTTGACCAGGGCCGCGGAGAGCCGCCCGGTGGGGTCGGCCGCGCGATTCTCAAGCTCCTTGCGGATGCTCCCGAGGAGCGTCTCGGCGCCTTTATTGAGCGTCGCGTTAAACGCTCGCTGCCCGATCTCCGGGGCGAGCTGACGCGCCTGGCGGATGAACTCCTGCCACTGCCTCTCGTCGATCCTGATGTCGATTACGTCCTTGGCCATCACTCCCCGTCGGTTTCGACCACGGCGCGCACGTCGCGCACCTCGGCCGTGACTTCAAGCACTTCGCGGTTCTGCCGCCCCATCGGGGCAATCGAGACGATGTCCCAGAGGTAGCCGTTGAACCGCAGCTTGTCGCTAACGCGGAGCTCGCCGCGAAAGCGGAGCTTGAAGTTGTTGATCATCACCGCCGTTTGCTCCCGTCCCCAACGCATCTTTTCATTGCCGCGAACGGGAGTGACTCCGGCGAAGGCGTAGCCCTTGCTCTTGAGTTCGCGTGTCGGCTGACCTTCGTCGTCGATCAGCGGCTGCCCTTCGTCGTCGACGTTAACCGTGCCGTCTTGACCGAGGTGCTCGACGACTTCGAGGATTTCAATCTTGTGCGGCAAGCGTCCGGCCTGAACTCCCATATCGTCACCTCCTTCGCTGACTCGGGTGCTCGTAGTAGTAGAGCTGGTAGCGGTTCATCAGCCGTTTGCTCGTCCATGTCGGTTCCACGGAGAGCACGCCGAAGACGGCGATCGTATCCTCACGGTGGATGAACAGATCGCCCGTGATCATCGAGAGCGCCTGCTTGATTCCGGAGGGGATCGCATCGTCGTCATCGCCGTAACCGCAGGTGAACTCGACCTCGACGGCGCCGAGGCGCGACGGGTGCAAATCGCTCGGCCAGGATGCGCCTCGCTTGAGCTGCACGATCGCCGGTCTGCCTTCGATGACGCTGTAGCGGTCGGGGGAGAGGGTCTGAAGCTGCTCGTCACGGTCGTAATAGCGCACGGCGATAAGTTCGCCTAGCGGAGCGCGTTCGAGGAGGAAGTGATTGAGTGCGGGGAAGCAGTCGAAGCTCTGGCATACCGTCTGAGTGATCAGCGCGCGCTTCGTTGTCGACTCGAAAATTTCGACGGCGGAGGGAAGATAGAGATTTGCGAGCGTGGCGTCATCGTCGTCGCCGATGATCCGCAAATGCTCCTTCAGCAGCTCCAGGCTGAGAGGGAGCGCTTCGGGCAGTTCGAGGACGGTGATTGCCACACTACTTCTTGCCCTTCTTCTTCTCGGGTTTCTTGCCCTTATCGCCTTCGCCTTCCGACTCGGACTCGGGTTTTCTCAGGCCCGTGGTCTCGGTCTTGACCGCTGCCTTCGGCGCCTCCTTGAGCGCCTCCAGGCAACCGGCGCGGACGAGCTTCTCGCCGGACTCAGGCGCTGCGTAAAACGGCTCGGACGAGGGCTGAATGAGTCTCCCGTCCAAGCCTTTAAACGGAGCGATGACCTTATAGGGAACCTTGCTCATCGATTACCCCACCGGCTTATAGCTTGCACCGCCCAGTTCCAGCACCGCAGCACCGACTACGGCCGTCGCGTTGTCGCAGGTTACTTTGACCGCGATGTGAGTGAAGCCGTTGTTCGAATCGAGATCCTCCTGCTTCGCCTCGACCGAAATCTCGGCTACCTCTCCTCCGTCTCCGGCGGTGAACTCGACCGGATCGGTCAGAGCTTTCTTGCCGGTTCCGCTTGCGTCCTTCGCCTGGAGGAGCTGCACCGTCGCCTTCTTAGTCGCGGCGACGGTGCCCGTCTGAAGGTGTGCGCGGTAGAGGGTGAAGCCCTCCGCCGGGCGAAACGTCGACTCGCGATCGGTCGTGATGTCGGCATTCAGCAGGGCGGTTTCGAGTTTGACGAAGTCGGAGAGTTTTCCGGTTGCGATGAAACCCATGATGTTTGGTCCTCGAGCTAGAGTTTATTCAGATCAATTGCCGAGCCGGGAACTATGTCTGCGCCGGGACATCGAGTACGACCGTCGAGGAGACTTCAAAGTCTTCCTCATCCTTGTAGGGCTTGGTCAGCCAGCTCTTTCCGTCGACGTTCCAGGTGGTTTTGATCGAGCGTTTGTTCCTCTCCCACTGCCCCGTAGCGAAGCCGACCTCGACGATAGGCCCGCTACCGTCTTTGATGAGGTACTCGCTGAAGTCGGAGAGGACCACGTCTCCTCGGCTGCCCTTTGTGCGAAGCCGATTATGCCGCCTTAAAGGAATTCCGTAGATAGTCACTTCGCCGGTCGACTTGTTGACATCAATGATGTTGGTCCCGCCTCCACCGTCGCCGGTCATGTTGAGGAACTGCTGGAACACCGACCAGGAGCATGCCCAGACAGACGTGGCGGGATTGCCCCGGAACCTCGAGTACATGGCCTTGATGTCGATTAATCCGACCTCAAGAGCTTTATCCCGATTCACTGCGTATGCCGAGGGGGAATCGATGACGCCTTTCGGCCCGCCGATGCCGTTTCCGGTGAGAAACTCGCCGTCCTCGTATGCAGCCATCGCCCGTCCCAGTAAGCGGGATGCCCAGCCCGCTGCACCGCTCCAGTTGCGGAGCAGTTTGTCGGTAAACGGGATAAGCGCCGCGATCTCGTGCGGCTTCAGCGACACGAGGCGCAGTTCGTAGTCGGTCTCCGTTCTTTCTTCTCCCTCGGCAACCTTGAATACCTGAACTCCACCATACGTTCTGTGATTTCCATCGGAATCCGGCTCCTGGTCGAGGGCTATGATGTTGATCTCGGCATCGGGCGGGTCACCCGCTTCAAGGACTTCAGCACGGGGCCGTACCAGCGCCTCGGTCGGCGCGATTGACCGAACCTCGTCGTGGAACCGAGACGGGATAGCGAACCCTCCCTTCGCACCGCTCCCCGTATTCTGCTCGGAGCGATACTCCTGAAACTCAAGGCGTTGATCCGTTGGATTGTTGATGACGGTATTCAACCACTGGTCAAGCGTCTCAAACTCCTTCTTCGCGGCTGGCCCGCCGGGAAGGGTGGTCCCTCCGGCGTTACTCGCCGCCGCGCGAAGCGGGGTCGGCTCGGGGTCCTGAGCGGACTCCTCGGCGGAGAAGCCCTGGATCAAATCAATCTGCGAATTGACGCGGGAAAGCTCGTCTTTCTGAGCTTTAAACTCTTGCTGCTCCTCGTCGGTCAGCAGTCGCTCCTCGGACTCGGCGGCCGAGAGGATTTCTTTGCACTTTGCTACAAGGGCGGCCTTTCGCTTTAAAAGTTGCTGGAGATTCATCGTGCGATCTATCGCTCCAATTCTTCGATTTCTAAAAGCAGTTTCTCCCTCTGCATGTAGGATGCGGCCGCCGTGCGCGCCTGAGATGAGTGCAGCGACGCAAGTTCCGATTGCAGCAGATCTTCGAGCGTGATTATGCCGTCTACCATGCCGACGCGCAATGCATCATCTGCGAGCACGCGCCCGCCTTGCCCGAAGTGCTCCTTGACGTGCTCAACGGAGACCCCGCGGTTTCGCGCGACGTCCTCGACGAACATCCGGTAAAAGCTGTCCACTTCCGTTTGCAGATCGTGCCGGGCGCGTTCGGAGAGAGGCTCATACGGGTTGCCGTCGGTCTTCTTCTCGCCCGCCTGAACGAAGGTGACGGCGATGCCGTCTTTCTCCAATCGCCCGGAATAATCGACGTGCATGGCGAAAGCGCCGACCGAGCCGACCATGCCCGAGGGCGTAACATAGAGCGCCTCGGCGGCTGAGCCGATGTGGTAGGCCGCGGAGAACATGTAGGGGTCGGCCAGAGCGACGATGCGTTTCGTCGTGCGAAGCTCGTAGATTTTCTTCGAGAGCTCGCTTGAGCCGAAGGCCGAGCCGCCCGGGGACTCGAACTGGAGGATGATCGCGCCTACGCTCGAATCGTTGGCGAGCATCTCAAGTTCGGCTGCGATATCTGCGTAGCTGATCGCCCACCAACTGAAGCCGTGCGTGAGCGGGCCGCGGATGCGCATGACTGCGATGCCGGTCTGCTTGTTCGCGTTCCCTCCCTGCACGGCGGCCTCGACTTTCGGCCGTTTCCCCTCGGAGGAGCTCGGCCCGCGCCGAAGCGTCTGCATCAGCTCCGGCAGCCACTGCTCGTCAATCTGCATCAGGAGGTCAATCCTGGATCCGTTCATTGGCGTCAAGCTCCTTGTCTGAGTGCGAATTGGTCATGTTGAGCGGCAGCATCGGCTCGTCTCCGCCGGGAATCGGCGGGAGGTCTTCGAGCGCGCGCGCCTCGTTCCGCGTCATGATTCCGGACATGACCATGGTGCGGTAGAAGAGCGCGCGGGTCTGGGCGTCGCCGCGCATGAGCGCGTTCGCGTTGAACTTGACGTAAGCGCCCTCGTCCTCCGGGTCGATGAAGACCTTCCGCTCAAGCTCCTGTTCCCAGTTGGTGATCCACGGCATGAGCGTGTCGTTTACGAACTCGACGTTTAGCTGCTCCAGGTTGTTGTGGCTCGGCCGATGAGAAAGCTCCTGGATCTTGTGGAGCGGAATGCGATACCACCGGGCAATGTCCTGCACCTGGAACCGCCTGAGGTCGAGCATCTGCGCCTGCTCGGGCGTCGCACCGCTCTGCACGAACTTGGCCGACTCGTAGAGGTATTTCCAGCGATGCGCGTTATCGAGCCCGGCGTTTCGGATCTCGTTGTGCTTCCGCAAATTGATGATCTGCTCTTCGGTGAAGGTATCGGGCACGCTCACGTAACCGGCGATGTCTGCGCCCTGCCCGAAGAACTTGCTGCCGTACTCTTCGACCGCCTGGCCGAGGCCGATGGCATTCACCATGTACTGGATGACCGGGTAGCCGATCAGGCCGTTAAAGCCCAGGCCGGAGACGTGGAGC